TGTCCAAAAAGGCCATTTCTCGGAGGGTGTATATGGGAGGACAAAATATGCCGGCCTTGGAACTGGCGGTCAGCTACACGCCCCCAGGAACCGATCTCGCGATAACTCTCGCCACGGTACGAGACCTCTCCCTGCTGGTGGCCGTGCTCAAAATTGCCATCCAGCAGGCGCGCGCACGGGCCCAGACCGAACCGAATCCCATCTCAAAGGCCGGCTTCGAGGTGCAGGCGAGGTATCTCCAGCAGTGCCTCGAGCGGTTGTCCGGTGAGCAGTCGATCCCGGCGCCCGTGATGTAACCTCTCCCACGCCATCAAAATGCTCGCAAATGCGCCGCGCGACGCCACGGGTGCCGGAGGTGTCTCTCCGCGGCTGGTCGACGAGTACTCCGCATCGGCGTACCTGGCCGTCTCGGTGCAGACGGTACGCCGGATGCGCGCGCGTCGGGCGCGGGGCGAGATGGGGCCGACTGCGGGGCCGGCCTACGTGCGCGTGGCGTCGGCGGTGCGTTACGACCAGCGCGATTTGGACAGCTACGTCGACGCGCTGCCGCGGGCGGGCGGAGGGCGGGCGGCATGAGCGCGGGCAACGGAAATCCGTTCCAGCCGGAGTTTATTCAGATCCCCTACGCGGTGTTCCGCGATCCGAACTTGAGTGCGTCGGCTAAGCTCGCCTATGGCCGACTCAAGCTCTATGCGGGCGTGGACGGCCACTGCTTCATGGCCCACCGGACGCTGGCGTCCGAGATCTGCTTGGGGCGCCGGCAAACTCAGAAGATTCTCGATGAACTGAGGGCGGCCGGCTGGATTGACTGGGAATGGAGCCGCGGCGAAACGGCCACGTACACGGTTCGGCAGGTTGCGCAGAAAAGTGCGCAGGGGGATGCGCAGAAAAGTGCGCAACCCCTACGAAGAAAAGTGCGCAAGGGTTGCGCACAAAAGTGCGCACAGAATAGAGGATTTGAAGATCATCATCTGGAAAGAGGAGTTGAAAAGAAGAACCCCGAGGCCTCCGTCGAAGGTTCAACAGCCGGCGAAGCCCCGAAGGAAACCCCAAAAGCAAAAACCGATTCTTTGAATGCTGATGATGATAAAAACTGCTTCCCACCGGAAAGCCCCGAGGCACGGTTGAAGGCCTGGGCCGTGAACCGTGGCGATCCGCTCTCACTGAAAGACTGGTGGGACATCAAGGCGCAAGCGGAAGTCCGAGGGCTGGCGCTCGGCGAGCTCGCGGACCTGGCTGAGAAGAACAACGGCCACTGGAAGAGTTCGGCCGCCGGCTTGCGGTGGCTGCTTAAGCAGTTCGCGCGAAAAACTACAGACGCTCCTGCGGAAGTTGTGACGCCGCAACCGGTCGAGAAGTGCCCAAAGTGCCGATGCCCGAAGGGCCAGGGAACGGTGCTGGTAAACGGTCACCTGGAAGCGTGCGAGTGCGCGACCGCGGAATGGCGCCGCCAGATCGCGCAGGCCGCGGCGCGCGATGCTGCGAACGGTTCGAATGCAATCAAGCCGGTCGCAGAAGTCCTGCAGCATCCGGTGCCAACCGAGGTGGCGCATTGCGCCGGCAGATCGTGCGCGGCCAGGGGCGCACCGTGGTCGAGTTTCTGAAGCGCTACAACCCGGTCGGATCCGGCTATCCCGAGAAGGTCGCCGCGTTCGGCCGGTTGATTATGTTTGACAATCAGATCGATTTGTTTCAAACTATTGGCGTAAACTGTGCAGTTTTGAACTGCGATTTGCAAGCGCTCCTCCGACGAGGGCATAACGCAACGGGGCGGATTCACCCGGTCGGACGTTTCGGAGCCACCCTTCCCAAAAGATGACATTCAAGCCGCATGTCGCCGTCTGTTCATACTCCGGCGAAATCCTTTTCCACGTCCACGCCGAGCGAGCGCGGCTGCTGGTGCGAGATGGCACGGCCACTCCGGACACCAGCAACCACGTCCGCAGGATCAGGTTGCGGGACGGCGGACCGGGGGACAGGGATGCACCATCGCGCGATGGTAATCCAGGGAAGTATACGTTCCGAGAGGCCCTTGGCCAGCCGGTCGACGCGCACTGCCACAGCCATAAACCCAACGTTGCCACACGCAATAACTGGCCTATATTCCGCGCGGCGCTGGTGGATTGCTTGCCACCGTCGGACCAGGCGCAGATTCGAGAGCTGTTTGCGCCGACTGCGAGGCGCGCAGCGTGAAGGTGTCGACCAGTGGTGCGCGCTGGCTGGCCCGCGAGCGCGGCGCCCACGAAGGAACGGAGCGACCCAGGGTGGCCATCGTGTCGGCCCCTGCCGGCTCTGTCCGCATCAACGGGCCGGGCCGGGACGCGCTCCAACGTGAGATCGAGGGCCAGATCAACAAACGGCCGGCGGACCGGCTTCTCGGATTCTGAGAGCGAACGATGAGCGATGGAGCCGATGAAATCCCGTTGCGGGACCACTTCGACGCAAAGTTAGCCGACCTCGAAAAGCTCGTCGCGACCAACTTCAAAGCTCATGAACGCGAGCACGAGCTGATGGAGGTTGTCCGTGTAAGCGACAGAGCGGCGCTGGACAAGCACTTGGGGTGGCTAAATGAGATGCGGGGAGCCCTGAAGGATGAACGCGCCGAACGGGATCGAATGTTTCCGCGGTTGGAGCACGAAGCCTATTCAAAAAGCGTGGAAACAGACTTGCGTGGACTGCGGGAATCTCGCGCGGAAATGCAGGGTAAAGCGAGCCAGAGCAATTTGAACGTGACGTTTTTTATCGCCATGGCCGGATGTATTGGCGCGATGGTGGACATGATTCTGCGGATCTGCGTAAAGTAGGCTGGGACGGCCACGAAGAAAACCGGCGACCAGCCAGTTGCGGGCGATCTCATCTACGAACCCTTCGCCGGCAGCGGCACAGCAGTCGTTGCCGCGGAACAGTTGGGGCGGACGTGCTGCGCCATGGAGATCTCGCCCGCGTTCGTGGACGTGATCATTGAGCGCTGGCAGAAGCTTACGGGGAAGCGGGCCACGCTCGACGGCGATGGGCGCACGTTTGAGGAAGTGGCGGCGGCGCGCGTTCCGGAGGCGGTGGTGGAGGCTGAGGCGGCAAGCGCGTCCATAGCTCCTGCGTCCGAATCCCGTTTCTCTTTGAGGCGCCTGGCTCGGTGGGTCGCGCAGCGTGGAAGGTGAGGGAGGGAGCGCGCATGAATTCGCGGGTCCTGTCTGGGCCCGGCGCCGGCGCGGGTGAATTTGTTGTGAAGGAGGGCTAGTTAGGACCCTAAAAAAGGGGTTTCCATGGCATAACGACCATGGCTGGAAAGTCCCCATGGCGCACCTGGGTTGAAAGCAAGTTGCCGCATGACGGTCTCCACCCCCGAACTCGCAGCCGCCTTCGGCATCTCCCGCCAGCGCGTGAACGAGCTTGGCCGCAAGGGCAAGATAATCCGCGAGCCTGACGGCCGCTGGGACGTGGAGAAGGTGCGCGCGGCGCTGGGCCGGAATCTGGACATCCGCCAGGTGTCCCCCGCGCGCGGTGAAGCGCCGCCGCAGACAGTCGGCAGGCGGCCAACCGACCCGCCGCGAAATGGGGTATTTACTGGTGATCCTGGCGGGGCGAAATCGGGTGAAATGGGGACGGACATGATTCCAGACACCGGCCCGGCCGTAGGTACCTTGGCCCACGCGCAACTGGTACACGAGACCGCGAAGGCGAAGAAAGCGGCGCTCGAAGCGCGGCGGCTGGAGGGTAGCTTGGTTGACCGCGAAGCAGTGGAGGCCGAGTGGACCGCAATAGGCTCAGAGATTCGGGACAGAGTAATGGCGTTGCCGTCCCGTGTGATCAATCGTTTACCCAGCGAATGGAGATCGCAACTGCTGCCCGTGATCGAAGAGGAGGCGCGGTCCATGCTAACCGTGCTGAGTGATGGAATCCGCTCCGCTTCAAGGGCTGCGTGATGCGCTTGCCGATGCCTTACTTCCGCCGCCGATCCTGCTGCTTTCGGAATGGGCGCGAAAGAAGTTCGTGCTTAGTTCGGACTACGCGGGTACGACCGGGGATTTTGTGCCGTACCCGTACCAGATCGAGCCGCTTGACGTCCTCGGTCCTTCGAACCCGGCGGAAACTATGTGTTTGATGTGTGGCGCCCAGATGATGAAGACGCTCCTCATGATGATCCTGCTCGGCTACGTGATCGACGCCGAGCCGGGGCCGGTCCTTATCGTCCAGCCCAACGAGGCCGACGCCAAGGCTTTCTCGGCGGAGCGCGTGGCACCCATGCTGCGCGACCTGCCGTGCCTGCGGGGCAAGGTCCACGAGGCGAAATCTCGTGATGCGGGCAACACCATCCTGCAGAAGCGCTTCGCCGGCGGATCTATCGCGCTCACCGGGACGGTATCTTCCCGCGGTCTGCGCCGCCGCTCAGTGCGCTACCTGCTGATGGACGAGATTGACGGCTATGAAGACACCCGCGATGGCGATCCGGTTTCACTGGCCGCCGCGCGCACTTCGAAGTTCTGGAATCGCAAAATCGTCAAATGCTCGACCCCGACCTCCGAAGGCCGGAGCCGGATCGCTGCAGCGTTCGAACTCTCCGACCAGCGGCTATACTTCGTACCCTGCCCGCTGTGTGGAGAGATGCAGGCATTGGAGTGGAGGCCGTCTCCAGATTCTGGCGTTCGATGGGGCGACGTCGACGGCCAGTACATCGAGCCGGAAGCGGCTATGTACCAATGCGCAGGATGCCATGGGCTTATCCCCCATCACCGCAAACTGGAAATGCTGCGGGCCGGCGAGTGGCGCGCGACGAACCCGGATGGCAAGTATCCCGGCTTCCGAATCTCCCGGCTCTATTCCCCGGACTGGGCCTGGGGCAAGGTGGTGACTGACGCCGATGAGGGCTGGATTCCAGCGCAGGGTCACCCAGAAAAGTTGCGAGTCTTCGTCAACAACACCCTGGCTGAGACCTGGCGCGAGCCCGGGGAGGCTCCGCCGGACTACGAGAAGCTGATGGGCCGCAAAGAAGATTACTCGCTCGGTGAGGTTCCCGACGGCGTGTTATTCCTGACGGCGGGTGCGGATGTCCAGAAGACGTGGCTCGAAGGCTACGTTTGGGGATGGGGCAGGAATCGCCAGCGCTGGCTCGTGGATTGGTGGCGCATCGACCAATCGCCCTTTGAGCCGGGCGCGTGGGAGCAACTCGAGGCAAAGCTTCAGCAGACTTACCGCCATCCCTCCGGTGCCGAGTTGAGCATCGTCCGCATGTGCATCGACTCCGGTTTTGCCGGCAACGAGGTCTATGCCTTCTCCAAGCGGCACGGCTCCTCGCGCGTGCTGGCTGTGGATGGCCGCCCCACTGGCCGGGCGCTGGTGGACCCACCCAGCCTGGTGGATCTCACAGTCCGAGGCCGAAAGATCACCCACGGCTGCAAACTCTGGCCGGTCAACGTCTCGATGGCGAAGCAGGAGCTGTATGCGCAACTCAACCGCGAGCGGCCGGCGCGCGGCGATCCGTACCCGGCGGGGTGGGTCCATTTCCCGATCGATGCCCCCGAAGAGTTCTACCGGCAGTTGACCTCCGAGGAATTCAGGCTGAGCGTCCGAAAGGGCGGCGTCCGGAAGTACCACTGGGAGCCGATCGAGAACCGTAGACACGAAGCGCTCGATTGTGCGAACTACGCGCGCGCCGGCGCCTTCGTGTTGGGAATTGACCGCTTCGGGGAAGCGCAATGGGCGCATCTGGAGAGTCTGCTGAATGTGAAGACGTTGCCGGCGGCAGCGTCAACGCAACAGAAGAAAGGCCCAGATTACGCCGCCCTGCGGACTCAGGAGCAACAGGCGACAGCGCCATCGCCGCCGGCCGAAACCGCCCCACAGCCGGTGGAAGCACAGCAGCAGCAGCAGCGGCAGCCGCGGTATATCGGCCGCTTCGACGTGACCAACTGGCTGGGATAACCCATGGCACTTTCGCTCGCACAACTTCAGGCCAACCTAGACGCGATCAACACGGCAATCGGCAGCGCAGTGTTGAGCGTGCGGTTCCCCGATGGCCGCCAGGTGACGTATAGGACTATGCAAGAGCTTCGCCTCGCCAAGGCTGATATCGAGGACGGGATTCGCACCTATGGCGGAAGCAACCCGAGCAAATCCACTTTGGGGCAAACCAGGCGGGGGGACGGCCCCTGTGGTCCGGGGTTTCCGGGATGGGGGCATTGGTAGATGGCGAATCCGACAGGTGGTGCGTATCAACCCGCGCGGACCGGACGTTCCGATCCGCCTCGCGGTGGGTCCGGGCTTTCAGATCCAGGGGCGACGGGACAAGGGTACGCAAATGCAGTGCTCGACGCGATTCTCGAGGAGCTTCGCGCCATTCGTAACGCACTTGAAAATCCGAAAGACACGGCGGTCAAAGAGATCCGCGACGCAGAGTACCCGGAGGACGCGGTGGAGGGGCGCGGGCACAACATATGAAACCTATCCGCCGGTTCTTGGCTTGGTGGGCCGCGCGCCCTGAGACGTTGATGGCGCTGATAAACCGTCCGCGCCCCGCTTCAACCTCGAAGCTCTATGTGGTCGAGATCGACTTTTCCATGCCTCCGCCGATGATGGAGGATTTCGAGAAAAACCTGGACAGGCTGCGGGAGAAATTCGGCTTGGACTTCCTCATGGTCGAGCCTGGCATAAAGCTGAAGAGATTCGATGACTTCTGACACCCTCACGCCCGAAGTATTGCCCGCAACCTCCCGCCTGCCAGTCCTGCGCCGCGACTGGTCCGTGCCGCAACCGATGACCGTACAGCGCATGAGGGCGCAATTGGTCTCGGAGTACATGGACCGCCACGCCCAACGGTTCAGCTATGACGGAGCATCGGCCGGCCGCCGCACTCATGGCTGGTACGCCCCATCCTCGGACGCCAACGTCGAGTTGATGGGATCGCTGGTCTGGCTTCGCAACCGGAGCCGCGAACTGACCCGCAATAATCCCTACGCGGTTAAAGCGGTCGAGGAGTTGGCGGGAAACGCGGTCGGGACCGGGATCGTCCCGCAGGCAAAGACGGGCGACGCCGGAATCGACAAGACCATCGATAACGAATGGGCTTACTTCGTCGAGCAGTGCGACACGCCGCAACGTCTGGACTTCTACGGGATGCAGGCATTGGTCATGCGGACCATGGCTGAGAGCGGCGAGGCCGTCCTGCGGTTCCGGCCGCGGCTCACGGAAGACAATTTGCGCGTGCCGCTGCAACTCCAGTTGCTCGAGGCGGACTTCCTCGATCAATTCCGCACGATGGGAACGGTCAACGGTCACGTCATGCAGGGCGTGCAGTTCGATCTATTGGGGCGCCGGGTGGCGTACTGGATCTACACGTATCATCCCGGCGGCGTCCTGATTCTCAATCCGCGCGGCGGCATTGTGAGCCAGCCGGTGCCGGCCAGCCAAATCCTGCACGCCTATCGCGTGCTTCGGCCAGGCCAGGTGCGTGGCGTGCCCTGGCTGGCGCCGGTCATGCTGGCGCTCCGCGACCTGGACGATTACTGCGATGCGGAACGGGTTCGCAAGAAGATCGAAGCCTGCATGGTGGCGATGATTACGCAGGCGGAGGGCATCGAGGGATCATGGATGGGATACAAGGGAACCGATCCGCTTACGAGTCATCCAGTGGAGAGCTTCCAGCCCGGCATGGTGTCCTACCTCAAGCCTGGTGAGGATGTGAAGTTCAACACCCCGCAAGCGGCAGGCGGCTACCGCGATTACAAGACCACCGAACTTGAAGGGATCATGGCAGGCCTCGGTGTTCCCTACGAGCTCGGCACCGGCGACATGTCGAAGGTCAACTTCTCCTCGTGGCGCGGTGGCATGCTGGGCTTCCGCAATACCATCGAGAATTACCGCTGGTTGACGCTGATCCCCATGGTCTGCATGCCAGTGCGGCGCCGCGTGATCGACCTCCTGGTCCTCCTGGGCAAGATTCCAGCGCGCGCGGTGGAGGATCCGAAGCTCAACCTGTATGCCACCCAGTGGACTGCCCCGCGGTTCGAATCGGTGGATCCGGTGAAGGACGCCGAGGCCGCGCTGAAGGACGTCCGCATGGGCCGGAAGACGTGGTTCGAGGCCGTCCTCGAAAATGGCTTCGATCCCAACGCCCAACTCGCCCAGATTGCGCTCTTCAACAAGCTCGTGGACAAGTTCGAAATCATCCTCGATTGCGATCCGCGCAACGTCACGCTGCGCGGCCAGGAGCAGCCGGCCGCCACAGAGGAGCGCACGCCCAGCAGCAAGGCGGTCGCGGGCAGCAAACAGAGCCAAGGGTTGGCCGCCCTCTCGGAAGAGGACCTGGCGATGGTCAAGGAGCTTCTGGTCGCGGGCTCATCGGCGCGCGCCGATCGCGATTGGGGAAGCGCCACAAGGACGTATCTCACGTAGAAGGGACGACAAAGATGACGGATTTCTGGAGCACTTATAAGCCGATCATCATGGCGATTGTTTTTGCTTGCGCGGTGACGGGTTTGCTTGTGTGGAACGATCCAACGTTGCTCCATGCTTGCCGCTGAGAGTAACAACCCAACAAGGAGCTAAACCAATGAAAGGTAATCCGAAAGTCATGGCTGGCCTGCAAGAATCCATCAACCTCGAGGCCAGCCGCTCGGCGCAGTACAAACTGGATGGCATCGACGCCAAGCGTTTCGGTCTGGAGATCGCTGGCGACCTCCTGACCTTGCACCAGCAATCCGAAGACGCTCAGGACGGCCTGGTCAGTCGCCTCTTCTTTTTCGAGGGCGAACCGGAGATTGCCGCCCAGACCGCCAAACCGCATCAGGATTTCGGCTCTCTCATCGCCGATCACATCGCCGCCGAGACAGCGCTGGTCGGTCGCTTCCGTGAATTGGCGAAGGAAGCCTGGGACGCGGGCGAGATCGACACGGCGCACAGCTACGAGCACCTGGCGAACTATCACACGGTCGGATGCGCCATCGGCGGCAACGAGCACAAGGGCCATCTGGCTTGGCTTCAGAAACAACTGTGGCAGCGCGGCAAGCTGGGCGAGACCGATTACATCGCCGTGCAGGCCGGCTAGGAGCAAACCATGTCACTACTCGGACAGACCATCGAAACTCTGGGAGCCATCGGCGTCCATCACACGGCCGTCGATAAAGACGGCGCCTGGGATGCCGGGGCGAACCTGAAGCGCCTGGGCGACAGTCCATCGAAAGACGCGCTCCGGGCGATGCACGCCTGGGTGGACCCGTCAAAGGACGCGGCCACAAAGGGAGCCTACAAACTCCCCCATCACGACGTCTCGGCGGACGGCAAGGTGGGCGCCGCGAACATGGCGGGCTGCGCAGCCGCGATGGGGCGGCTGAACGGGGGCGGCCTCGACATTCCGGCAGATGACAAGAAGGCCGTCCACGCGCATTTGGTCGCGCACTACAAGGACGCGGGCAAGGATGCCCCGGACCTCAAGGCTGGCGCGTGCACCGGCGGCGAGACGATCTTTCAGGGCGAACTCTTCTCGGCGGCCCACGATGAGATCAGCTTCGCTCCGCAGACCGCGGATGCCAAGAATCGCACGGTCGATGTGGTCTGGTACGGCGGACAGACCGTGCCGCGCTACGACGCCGAGACGGACACGGATTACATGCTCCGCTTGAATATGGCGGGCTGCCGCATGGCGCGCCTGAACGCTGGCGCCCCGGTATTCGATTGCCACATGACGGGTACGGATTTCAAATCCATCGTGGCGAACCAGGCCGGCGCGAAGGCGCAGCGCGGCTCTGTGGTCAAAGCCTGGGCCGATGGAGCGGCGGGGAAAGCAACACTGCAATTCGGAGTCGAAGGCGAGAACAAGGACACAGACCAACTCTGGTCCGGCATCGCCTCCGGGCGTATCCGAAACCTCAGTTTCGGGACGTGGATCTACAGCAAGCAGCCGGTCAAGGACGCCAGCGGCAACGGCACGATGGCGCCTCATCCGAGCGGCAAGCAGGCGCCGGTCTTCGAGGCTACCGATTGGGAGCCTTTCGAGGTCTCGGCGATCACGGTGCCTGCCGATTTTTCTACTCAATTTCTGTCCGCGTTGGGAGCGGACGGACGACGGGCAACCAGCCCAAATCAGGAGAGAACCGTCATGGAAGAGACGACTCAGACGGGCGCGGAAGCCCGTAACAATCAGGCAGTACTCGATGCGGCGCGCACCGAGGGAGCGACGTTGGAGCGCCAACGGGTGGCCGAAATCACCACGCTGGCAACTAACTTCAAATGCCAAAAACTCGGGGCCACGCTGATCGCATCGGGCGCAACGGTGAAAGAGGCGGAAGCCAAGTTCGCCGCCGCCAGCGAAATCCGCACCATCGGGACTCCGCATCTGAAGCACGGCATTACCACGGAGTTTCTGGACGGGCTGATCGACACCGGTACGACGCTCGATGCGGCCAGGGCCAGCATTCTTCAGGAAATCGAGAAGCAGGGGAGCCGCGGGGTGGGCGGCCACCGGGTCGATGTCAGAACCGAGCTCTCCATCACGCGCGATCAGCAGGAAACGTTCGGCGAGCAGATGACGGCCGCCTTGTTGCTGCGCTACCAGCCGGGCTTCTTCGGTCCGACCCGCGGCGCGGAGGTGGCCGCGGAGACCCGCCGGCAGCTCGACCTGGGCAAGCAGTTTCGCGGCTTGAAGCTTATCGAGATGGCGCGGGAGTACCTGGAAATCTGCGGCATCAGGACCCGCGGCATGGGGCCGGACGTGATCGCGGCAAAGGCGCTCATCCCCAAAGTTCCGCGCTTCTCGTTCGAGTTGTTCGAGGGCGGCGCCGAATCCACGTCCGATTTCCCCGGCATCCTGGCCAACGTCGCCAACAAAACCCTGGTCCCGGCTTACCAGGCGTACCCGCAGACTTTCCGGCCGCTGGCCCGCCAGCAGACGGCGCCCGATTTCAAGCCGATCAATCGCGCCTTCCTCTCGGATTTGGCGGCGCTGCCGAGGCTGAACGAGAAAGGCGAGTACCACCGCGCCATTCTGACGGACGGAAACGTCAGTTATTCGCTGGCGACTTACGGCGAGGTGGTGGCTCTGACGCGCAAGACGATCATCAACGATGACCTCCAGGCCTTCACGCGCACGCCGGCGGAACTCGGTGTGGCGGCCTCCAGAATGGAATCGGATGTCGTCTGGGGTATCGTGCTGGCCAACCCCTCTGCGGTGTATATGGGCGACAAGACCTCGGTGGCGCTGTTCGCCGCTGGCCACAAGAACTTCCAGACAGGCGCTCCCTCGGCTTTCGCCGTGGCGTCCCTCGCCACCGGGCGGACGCTCTTCCGCCAGCAGACTGGCCCGCAGGGCACGCCCCTCAATCTCACGCCGCGCTACCTCGTCACGGGGACCGCGCTCGAAACCACGGTCGAGCAGACCATTTACCCGATGCAGTTGGCAGTCACGGCGGTGACCGCGGGTGTTCCTCCCTGGGTGCGCTCGCTGGTCCCGGTGGTGGAGCCGCGCCTCGACGCCTTAGCGACCTATGGCGCGACGGCTTGGTACCTGTTCGCCGACCCGGCGGACGTGGCCGGGCTGGAATACGCGTTCCTGGAAGGTCAGGAGGGCGTGTTCCTGGAGACTCGCCAGGGCTTCGAGGTGGATGGAATCGAGATCAAGGCGCGTCACGATTTCGGCGCCGCGGCAATCGACTACCGCGGCATTCAGCGGAGCAACGGCGCTGCGTAGTGCGCAGCTAGGCGGGACAATCACGGGGCGGTGAACAAATCGCCGCCCCGTAAAAAGAGAAAAGGAGAACCAACTCACATGATCAACTTCGTGCAACGAGGGGCAACCCTCACCGTTCTGGCGCCCTACGTACTCACCAGTGGCGCCGGCTGCCGCGTCGGAAACATTTTCGGTGCCGCAGTCAACAATCAAGCCCAGGGCGACTCAAGCGAGATCGTCCTGGAAGGCGTGTTCGATCTCGCCAAAGACAGCAGCACCTTCGCCTCCGGCGACCTGGTTTACTGGGACGACGTCGCGAAGGCTGCCACCAGCACGGTCGGCAGCAACCTGCTGATCGGCGAGGCGACGCTCGACCAGGCCAGCGGGACGGCCGCGCTCGGAGGAGCTTCCGGCGATGCGACCGTGCGCGTCAGGCTGTTCGGCGTGCCGGGATTCTCCGGCCAGGTCAACGGGCTGCGCGTGGCGCACGCGCTCTACGATTACAGCGTGGACGGCGGGGTAAGTTGCACGCCGGCCCAATCGGACACCATTCCGGCGAAGGCGGTGGTGCATGGCGGCGTCATCAACTCGACCGTTGCCTGCACCGCCGGGGGTTCCGCGACGGTGGCATTCGGCACCACGGCGGGATCGGCGGCCAATTCGATTCTGACGGCGACGGCTATCGCGAGCCTCTCGCTCGACGCTGTGGTCAATCCGACCTGCAAGACCACGCCGTTCAAGATGTCGGCTGCTGGCCAGATCTCGGTGGCTATCGCCACCGGGCCGCTCACGGCCGGGCAAATCGAAGTCTGGGTGATTTACCAGCTCGCCAGCAACGCGTAGAAGTCGGGGCGAAGGCAGAACAAGGGCCGGCGCTTCTCCTTCTTCACGCCGGCCCCTGCCTGAATCACCATGGCCACGTCTGCGCTGAACTTCTCGCAATACAACCAGGTCTTTCTGGAGCAAGGCGGGATCTCTGTCACCTTCACACCGCAAGACGCATCGGGCGCCCAGCAGCTTCAGGCCATCGTCATGCCGCCGGGCCTGGCCGAAGAGATCATGGGCGGCGCAGGATCGGCCGTGCTGCGTCTCTGGGTGGACTTCCAGGCGATCTCTCCGCAGCCGCAAGAGGGCGATCTCTTCACCGTGGGCGGCGTGACTTATGTGGTTGCCAAGCCCGAAGCGGAGCCGGTATCGACGGGCGGAGCGGTGCTGAAACTCCGAACCCAGTGAGATTCAAATGCTGAACCCCGGGCCCATAGCGGACGCCATCGCCGCGGCGCTCGCGGCGATTCCCGACCTGGCTGCCGCCATGACAGTGACGGACGCCAACGGCAACGCGATTTGTCGGATCAACAGCTTTCATTACCGGCTTGGCCAGGAGCATACCCGGGCGATGGTCGTCTACAAGATGCCGGCGCCGTCGATGCTCGTGGTTTGGGACGGCACGCAGGGCGGAAACTTCGACGGCGAGACGATGTGGAAACATCGTTTCCATGTCTATTTCCGTATGGGGAACATGGCGGGATCGAACGACCCGGTGGGATATGAGGAGTTGTGGACGCTGGTCAGCAATGGAATCCCTACCGGGTCTTCGGTGAATATCCGCTACATGAATTTACTCCCCGGGCTGAACATCATGGACACCCCGAGCGACGCGCACGCGGTCGACGAAGACCTGGTAGACCGTTTCGTCGGGACGTTCATCATTCCTGAAATCGGAGACAACTGACATGGATTTCAAACAAGAAGTTAACGGCGTCGACGCGGCCAAGGCGGAGCAACCCGCGTCTGGATCGGCCGCCGCCAAGGTTCGGTTGCGGCATCCGCACACCGGAGACACCCAGGAGGTCGATGCGACCCCTGACAAGCTCGTGCCCTTGATGATTCAGGGGTATCAACAGATTCCGCCGGAGATCCCGGCCACCAAAGGAGTATAAAATGGCAGCAAGAGTACAGCAGCTTATCCTGGGGATCGGCAAAGGGAAACAGGCGGCCATCGGGACGGCTGGGACGACGTTTCTCCGATTTAAGAAACTCAACGCGGACCTGACCACGCCGAAACCGATCTTCGAAAACGATGCGGCTGAAATCGGGAAGGCAAACGAATTCATCGCGCAGACCTATCCGAGTCACTACGAGGTGGCGAACCGTTTCGAAAAATATGCCTCGGCGGAGTTTGTGACGTGGGCGGCGGCTTACGGTCTGGGTAACATCGTTCAGACCGGATCGAGCAGCCCGTACACTTACACGATCACTCCGTTGAATCCAGGCACTACACTGGAACTGCCGTACTTTTCGGTGGTGGAGCAGGTGTCGGAGGGCGGCGGTAACTGTGTCGATAACCTATACGTCGGCTGCGCGGTGGAAGACTTTATGTACCAGGCTAACTATGGGCCGGGTCCGAAGTCTTCGAAGATGACGGTCAACTGGGCCGGTTCCGGCCTACTGACTTCGCCGAGTGCGATCACGGTTCCGGCGCTGACGATTGAAAATAACATGCTGTCGGCGTCGATGGCGTTGAGCGTGAACGGCGTCGATTACGTGGCGACGAAGCGTATTCTGTCCGCCGAGGTGGGGTGGAAGAATAACCTGCTTCTGAACGCCGGCTTCTTCCCTGGATCGGGACTGCAAAACGGTTGCCAGGTGCGCGGCCGGATGGAGATCGGGGCGCGCGTTCCAAGTTTCAAGTTCACGGCGCGGTTACTGTATGGATCGACGGAGTACAATACGCTGATCGACCAGACCACGGGTACGGCGATACTGAGCGTGCAACACGACGCGAACAACTCGGTATCGTTCGCGTTCCAACAGATGGCGTTTCAGGCAGTAGAGAACGGCGAGGGAGACGGGATCGTGACGGTGGTGGTTACGGGCGCGCCGGAGTATAACTCGACTAACGGCATACTGACGGTTACCGCGCTTTGCAGCATCGCCGGAATCGCGCAGTAGGCCACACGAGAGGCCGATAAGGCCCGCGCCGGACCGGAGACGCTCCTCCGCGTCCGTGAAGGTCCGGCGCATTTGTTGTTTCGCTCTTTTCGTCGGGCCGCTGTGGTTCATCCGGGTTGGCGCCAGCAACGGGTGACATAGCGCGCGAATGTCCAAGGGAACCCGATACCGCGGACCGCCAAACCCGCACGGTGATGAGTCGCTACGGGAACGCCGATCAAGCAAGCAGCGGGGAGTGTTATCTAGGCGTGACGCTCGGGAGAGACCGGGAAAAACCAAAACAAGAGGGATTGTCAGGATGCTCTACGGAGAATTGCCGGTAGTTACGATTGACGGACAGGAATTGAGGGGCGTGACGGTGCGCGTCGCGAACCCTCCCAAGACGGCCGTGCTTGGGTTGCCGACGAATCAGCAGATGATGGAGCGACTGGATCAACAGAAATCGATCCGGAGGACGATTGGACGAAGGAAGTCACAGACGGAATTCGTGCCAAACCTGAAGGCCGACCTGGACCTGTTCGGGAAGATCCGGCAGGATAAGGGCGCGGATTTCGACGAATACGAAGCCAGTAACGCCATCGGCAAGCTGAGTTATTGCGAGGTGACGGATTGCCAGCGCGTCGGCGACGAATACCGGGTGACGATCAAGACGCCATTCGGCGAGACGGCGCACACGCTGCGGATTCCGACTCAGCGGGATATTACGCTGTACCGGCGGACGGTGGTTTCGGCGACGGACCTGCCTCACGGACAGGAAGAGCTGCGGTACCGGATTGAGCCGGCGGTGACGCTGTACGATGCGGTGTCGGCGAAGATCGAGGGATACGCGGCTTCGTTCAAGCCGGCGGACACGCCTCCGCATCACAAGTCGGCGGCGGTGGTCGAGTTGATTTCGGCTATCGATGATCTGGACCCGGATCTGGACCCAAACTCTTAGAGCCGGAAGAGTGGCCGAAGCCGGTCACTCTACGGCTGCTGATTTACAGGTCGGTGCGTGCGCACGAACTCTGCGAGGGCGGTGAAGAGGGGCCTGGTGGGTGCCCGAATGCCAACGACGTGACGTGCGGGAAGTGCGGCTTGCGGCGCGAAGTGGAAGACACGGGCGCGCCGGGCGACTGCCCGCAATGCGGCGGCCGGCAGTTCACAGTGAACCGGTGTGAGCGGTGTCCGGTGAACGAGCTGGAATACGTCCGCGCGCACTCCGGGGCGGGTAGACTATTCGAGCGGGTGCTGGAACTGGAGTTCGACTGCGATCACTTCGCGGTGCCGTGGGGGGACGTAACGGCAGAGGAAGTGAGGGGATTGCAGATACTTAAGGAAGAGCGCGCGCGGTACGAGCGGGAACTGCAAAAGCGGAACCAAATCCATGCCATTTCAGGCTAAGATCACGCGGGCGCGGTTCGTGCTGGGGCCGTTCAGCGCGGAACAGATGCAGACCATCGGCAACGTGATGCGCGACACGATTGCCGAGCGGATACAGAGCGGGATCAACTGCAATGACGGCCAGGCGAAACCGCTCAAGCCGGGCCGGAACGGCAAGCGCGGATACCCGGACTATAAAATCGCGCGCGGGATACCGGGGATTCGTAACTGGATCTGGACCGGGCGCACAATGCGGTCGCTGAAGGTGAAAGCGGTGAGCGAAAACCGGGTGACGATTGGCTTCGTCGATCCGCAAGCGGACGCGATAGCACACTACAATAATCGACGGGAAAAGCAGTTTGGGGTATCGCCGAAGGATCGCATGGCATTGGGGAAGATCGTGATGGCGGTGCTGAGGCAGGCGCGGATTGTGCGGGTCAAGAGGGCGGCATAAATGGACACGGAATCGTTAGTACTGGAAGTCGATCCGCGCAGCGTGCTGGCGGCCATCAAGGAAGCTAACCGCGCGGTCGATAGCTGGGAAAAGGGAACCGTGGGCGCCGGGGAGAAGATGCAGGCGGCGCTGGAGCGGCAAGCCGAGCTGCTCATCAAGATGAACGATAAGTCCCGCACCTCGATGGAGCGGCTGACTAACGCGACGATCAAACAGAACGAGATGTACGGGAAGACTCCGGTACAGCGGGTGCTTGCTGAGCGCGACCTAATCATCAAGCGGCTGGCCGACGAACAGGGAATGATCGAGAAGGTTAACGCGAGCTACGCGAAGCGCATTGCGATCATGGAAGCCGAGCAGGCAGGACACTCGACATTCGGCGAGAGTATCAAAAACTTCATTCAGAACCCGATTCAGGGCGCGCAATCGGCGGCGTCAGGGCTGCTAGAGAAGTTGGGGCCGGTGGGCGTGGGATTGGGAATCGGCGCGACGGCGCTGGTGGCGTTCGCGACGGCGGCATGGGAATCGGCGAAGGGTCTGGGCGAGCTGGGCGTGCGCACGGAAGACGCGAAGATCCGACTGGGGATGACAACCAGGGAAGTCGGGGAGTTTTCGTTCGCGGCGAAAGTGGCCGGGCAGGATGTGACTGTCTTCGAGCGGATGATGCGCGGCTTGACGATGGCCGTGGAGGATGACACAGCGAAGGGCGAGAAGGCGCGCGGATGGTTGAAGGCCTTCGGGGTGGATATCGCGGCGATAAAGAACGGGACGGAATCTCCGGCGGAAGTATTCAAGCAAATCGCAGAGGGGTTGGACCGGCTATCGAAGTCGCCGGACCCGTTCGCCGAAAAGAAAGCGATGCTCGATCTGTTTAAGCGCGCCGGGATCGAAGCTATCCCGGTGATGGAGAAGCTGAACGAGAATCTGCGGACGGCGCATCAGAACGGGTTCGGGCTGAGTGACGAAGAGCTTACGCGGTTTTTGGAATACCAGAAATCAGTGACGATCATCGAAACGAAGTGGGATGCGATTGTCCGGCACTTGAAAGAGGGTGTGGTTGGCGCGGTTGCCGCGGCTGCCGATGTTCCGGGGATATTGCGATCCAGGGGCGGTCCGGCGGCGCTGTTCGGCGGCCTGGCGCGCTCGCTTTTCGGGTTACCGCAAGATTACGCCGGGATGGCGAACGTGGGACGGGACCCGGAGACGGTGCGGCGGGATCACGATCCGTTCGGGCCGCATCCAATCGGAGTTCCGACTCCGCCGGCGGAGCCGGTGAAGGCTTCGGCCGAAGAAAACGAATGGGCCCGGCAATTACTGGTGCTTCAGAAGAAAGACACGGAAGATGGGATGCTTCCGCTCCAGCGGCTAGTAGTGGAGCGGGATAGGTTCCTAGCGCAAGGGAAGGCTGTCGGGGTGTCGATCAAGGACCTGGCGTTGGCGCAGCAAGCGTACAACGATCTGATCCGGGATGGCGTGAAGGGGCTGCTGGCACAGAACAAAAAACAGCTCGGCGCGGAGATCAATAAGGAAGATCACGCGCAACTCAAGGACCTGCCGAAGAAACTGGTGCTGACTGGCTTCGATCCCGAAGCGGGGAAGCGGGCCGCGGCGGCGGAAGAGGCGGACCGGCAGATTGAGAATATCAGCGTGCAGGCGCAGCGGGACGCGCTGAATCGGGAGGCGCGGCAGGCGCACGCGCTGGTAGGGGCGAGTGGGATGGGCGGGGAGGATGCGATCCGCGCGACGTATCAGATTCGGATCGACCTGGCGCAGCAATTGGCGCTAGTGGAAGCGACGCGGATTGCGCAAGAGAACGACGGGGACAAAAGGCGGATCGATGCGGCGCACTTGATTGCAGATATTCAGAAAGAGATGGCCGAGGCCCAAGAAGAAGCGTTGCTGAAGCAACTAGAGCTGCAAAAGCAGCAGACGGAGACGCTAAAGCGCGACACGGAATCGCTATGGAGCACGCTACTGACGCATCCGGCGAAGTTTGGGAAGCAACTGAGCGACACGGTACACGCGGCGGTGATTAAGCCTGTAGCGGAGGGAATGGCGGGGGTGACGGCCACTGTGTTGAGGCCGATCATTTACGGCGCGGACGGTGGCGGCGGAATCGCGAGCGTGTTTAAGGGCGCATTTGGCGGCGGGAAGCAAGACCCGATCAAGCTGGCGACGGACATGAACACGGCGGTGACGGCGCAGAATTCGACGGCGCTAGCGACACTGACGGCGGTACTGGCTGGCGCGATGGGGATGGCGGCGCCGGCGATGGCGACTCCGGCTGGAGTGGGTGGGGTCTCGGTTCCGGCGATATCGGCGCCGGCGGTGAGCGGGATCTCGCGGGTGTTTAGCGGCGGGCGCGCTTCCGGCGGGTCTGGCGGCGGGGCGAGTTGGATACCGCAGATATCCTTCGGCGGCGGCGGAGGGTCCTGGGGCTCCGGGACGGCGGTACTGGCTGGCGCGATGGGGATGGCGCCGCCGGCGATGGCGACTCCGGCTGGAGTGGGTGGGGTCTCGGTTCCGGCGATATCGGCGCCGGCGGTGAGCGGGATCTCGCGGGTGTTTAGCGGCGGGCGCGCTTCCGGCGGGTCTGGCGGCGGGGCGAGTTGGATACCGCAGATATCCTTCGGCGGCGGCGGAGGGTCCTGGGGCTCCGGGACGGCGAGCGGAGGGTATTCTCCGACGCCTTGGAGCGGCGGCGGGACTCCGCCTTTCGTGGACGCCGGGGGCGGATCTGGCTGGGATAGCAGTTCGTCGGGAGTTCCGGCGCTGAGTCGGGCGTCCGGCGGCGGCGGAGGCGGCGGGTTCAATCCGGCGTCGATCATACGGATGTTGGGCGGCGCCGGCGGTGGCGGATCGGCTCCGGGGAGCGACGGAACGTGGGGCGTTTCGTTCGCGGGATCGACGATAGGCGGTGGCTCGACTAGTGATTTTGGTCCATCGGGCAAGTCCGGTAATCCGTTTTCCGCTCTCACGCATAGTCCGGCTTTCAGTAAGGCGAACTGGGGTGTCGGAACCGACGCCGCGGGCGGGACTGACTTTGGTAGCGTGGCGACCAGTAAGGGTATGGGCTCGGTTTATTCGAGCATCGGCATGCCACTGATGACTGCCGGGCTGATGGGGAACAGCCGCGGGACAGGCAAGGGTATCGCGATGGGCGGTATCGGCGGGATGTTTACTGGCGCCGGAATTGGGTCTATGTTTGGGCCGATGGGAACGCTGATCGGCGCGGGCGTGGGGTTGGTAGCCGGACTCGCGGTGGGAGGGATCGAAGACCTGCTCGGGATGCAATCGCCAGAGCAGAAAGCTAAGCAGCAGGTCAAGGCGATCTATAACATCTCGATCGATAACGGGATGGCGCAGCAGATCGCCAACCTGGCGCAGTCGAAATACGGCGGGGATGTCGAGGTTGCGGTGCGAGACCCGGAAACGCGCAAGATGTTAATGCTGTATGCGCAAGGGACCGGGCAGAAGTTTCCGCTGTCGGCTTCGACTCCGGTGGCCGGGAATCTGGCGGAATCGGGCGGTAATCTGTATCAGCAAGCGAGCTACGTGAATGGGGTTGCGACCACGTTTACGTCGAGCTTGCCAGTGATGGGCGGACTGGGTGGCGGAAACAACTATCCGACGCCGGGCGGTCCGAATACGTCGAGTGGCGCGGGTCCGAGTATCGCACTGAATATCAACGGGCAGCCGATCACGTCGGACTTCGTGGCGGATGCTTCGATGGCGGCACAGAACGCGAGCTACGGGAGAGTGCAGCAGTCGGCGACGATGCAGGTGCCGGGGCTGATGGTGGGGACGTAAGTCATGCCGGGAAATCTGAGTTATGCGGCGCCCAGCGGGGTTTTACCGGCGGGGCTATGCGCGGCGTTCACGGAACTGCGGGAATATGCGCAACTCCAGGCGCTGTATCACGACGGTACGGTGCAGCGCGGGCAGCTCGCGCTGAGCTCGCGGCGGACGTTCAGGATATCGCGAAGGCTGAGTAGCACAGCGCTGGCGACGCTGTACGCGTTCTGGTGTGGGCAAAACAACGGGTTGACTCCGTTCTTTTTTTACAACCCGTTCGAGCCGGCGGCGGGGCTGGCGGTGGGAAGTAACTACGACGCGACCGGGATAAGTACGCAAGGGCGGTACACGGTGGCGTTTCGGGGTGGGACTTGGACTCAAGCGACGGACATATGCCGGACAAACGTGCAAGGGTTGGAATTGGTGGAGGTGGCATAGCGCGGCACTGGGTACGGGAAGTCGCGGCGGCAATCGATTATCTGGAATCGCTGGGGTTCGTGATGGGGCGCGATTTCAGGGCTAGCGACGCGATAATGTGTGGCGCTCTTAGTGTGGGACGGTAAGCGGTGGGTCACGTGGACTGAGTGGCAAAACCGGCAACTGGATAGGATCTTCGGAAGATCATTAGGCGAGCGCACGCGGCGCGTCTTCAGGTAACCCAAATAATGTCAGATCAAATAGGACGTATTGCGGTCCCCGCCGCGGCGATGTCTACCGGTGGCGGCGGCCTATCGGGGACGCAGGTGTTTCCGTTAACTACGCAATTTCCGTTTGGAATGTCGGTGGATGCGCCGGTAATCACGCATCGGTTCGGCACGCTCGACGCGAAGCAGGAGCAGCGGTATTACGTGGGGATGGGTGCGCGGCGCTTTAGATTCCAGCGGAACCCGTTACGGAAGATGGAAGTGGATCAACTGCGGGCGTTCTGGGAATCCATGGCGGGGCCGTGGGAGGCGTTCACTTACAACGTCCCGAACGCGGATAACACGACATCGCAAGTGTTAGTGACGTTCGAGCAGGCGCCGCTTTCGTTCGCGCAGATGGCGAACGCGGCGCAGGTGGGGCTGAACCTTGTCGAGGTGATTTCCGTGGCGTCGGAGGGTCCGTACGCAGTGGCTTCGACCTGTCTACGGTTCCCATCGAGCACGCTTTCTGCGGCGCTACTGAGCGAAGTGCAGCGGGTTATTCCGCTGATTCACATCCGGCCGCGCGAGGCGGCGGTACCGGACATTTACCTTTCCGACCGGCGCGTGGTGGTGGGCGGACAGACTTACCTGCCGCGGGTGACGGGGATCGGCGAGCCTGGCTCGGACGTTCTTGTCACGCAAGATATCAAGGGCACGTCGGACAACGTGCGCTTCACTTTCGGCAACGCCGACAGGGTGATGACGCAACTGGCGAACGACACGGACCTGAAATATGCAGAGATAGACCTGTGCCTGTACCACGTTAACTCCGGGATTCTGTTGCAACTTTGGACGGGAGTTATCCAGAGTTATGTCAGCGATGGGACACCTAACTTCCCGGTGACGTGCTCAGATGGGTTCTTCCAGATCATGAACCAGTACCCGGAGCGGCAAGTGTCGCGACAGTGCTGGAAAGTGCTGAATGACGGCGTGGCGCCGGCCGTGACGGGGCTCTCAATTGCTTGCGGGACGCTGTGTCCGTATGCGGGCTCGCCGAGTGTGTCGATTTATTCCGCCACGACGGCTTATGCCGCTGGCGCCCACGTGATCTATAACTCCGCGTTTTGGCTGTGCCAGCAGGGGTGTACGGGGCAGACACCGGGGGTGTCGGCGGGTTATTGGATCGCAGATGTCTGCGATTATTACCTGGAATCGGTTAACGGATGCCAGGCCCACGGCATGGATATCTATTTCGGCGGCCAACAGGCAGACCCGCAGGGTGTCGTGATTAAGGACGATTCGACGGGGTTTCTGGGGTTCGGGCGGAACTCGGTCAACGCGACCTCAATCATATCAGACACCGTGTGGGGCCTGGCGCTGCAAGAGGTGTGGTGTAACTCCGGGTATAACGCACTGTTCGCGTTCATGGTATCGGCACTGATGGTGGATTACCGGGATGAATCCACGTTCGCGGACTCACTGGGAATCGTGGGCGCGGGGCCGATAGGCGGATACACGCAATCGCAGGTTTGCACGACGGCGGACGGCTATAAGTACGTGGTAGCACCGATGGTGGACGGGTTCACGTGGCAGGGGTTCAAGGTTGACGGGAACCTGAATATTACACAGAACCAGGCCGGAGTGGGATTGCGGCAGACACAGGGCAGCGATCCAGCGAATCCGGGGTACGACTACTTTTCGCTGGGATCGGGCACGCCGCAAGTCTGGGAACCGAACAACTACGCGGCGGGCGCGGCGGTGTGCGAGATGCGCATCACGAAGTCCAGCTCGATCCAGCCGAGCACGCCGGACCAGCACAAGATGACGATCCCGGTGGACTTCGGTCTGTGGGGTTGGGTGTGGGATCAGTACGGGAACCGCTCGGCGGTGATGGGGCTGATTAACCCGTTCTGGATTGCGGTCAATATGGTGCTGCGCGCGATGGGATTGTACGGCAACCCATCGACAGGATACGGACCCAGTTCAGCGAGTCAATTGGCCACGTTCGTGCTGTCTTCGTTGGCGAACGGCGGATCGGGCGCGGCGGAGGTAGCGGCGACGCAAGTGGCACCGATTCTGGGCGTGGTTTCTCCGGTGGTGAGCTATGCGATCACAACCACCGGGAGGGCGCTTACGGCGCCTTCGATCCTGACTAACCCGGACGGGAGTTATTCGTTCTCGTACTGGAGTTCGCCACCGCCTCCGCCACCGGCGGGGAGCGGAGTGCAAGTGACGATTCCTGTTGCTCAGGCGCTGTCTTTGGGATACGTGTCAGTTACGGTGCTGGCGCCGGTGACGGAGACTCAGTTTCAGTTCCAGGGAGTTATCAGCAGCCAGAAGCCGTTCCGAGATTGGCTGACGGAGGTACTCAATTGCTGCCTGGGGTTTTATACCTGGGAGTTTGGGGCGCTGAAGCTCGGTATTCGCGAGAATGCGTCGGCGGTGGACGCGTACACACCGGGGAATATTCTCTACCAGAGCTTGCGACTGACGCCGATTCAGGCGGCGTTCGAGCACCTGGTGATTTCCTACGCGGACGTGGCGTATCAGTATCAGGCTAACACGGCGGAGTATTGCGACAAGAGCCACGCGGCTTATTACGGGCGCTCGGGATCTCCGCTGACAAGCCAGATGCACTCAGTTGGACTGGCGACGCTAAGCCAGGCGCTGCGAGTGGCGGCGACGCGGACGCGGGAGGAGGTCGGCGGAGTTACGACATGGGAATGGCGGAACGCGCGGACGGCTTCATGGAACACTACACTGCTGGGGCTTGGAAACGAGGTCGGGCAGGTAGTGTCGATCACTCACCCGGATGTGCCGGGGGTGCGCGGGACGTGTAATGTGTCGGGATCGACCGCGACGTGGGCGAGCGGAGATCCGTGGACCTACGCGGGATCGGCGGCGGGCGACACGGAGTTGATTGGGAAAGTGATTCTGATCGGCGGCCAACAGGTGACGATCACGGCCGTGGCGAGTAATGGGGCGACGATCACGACCACGCCGGCTCCGCCAACGGGGACAGGGCTCGCATTTCAGGTTATCACGATGTGCTTCAGGGTCCAACGATGGAGCCTGAAGAAAGACTGGAGCGTGCAGATCGAGGGGCAGACGGTCACGCAATCGATGTACGACTTGACGGTGGGGCCGAAGCCGATGGACGTGGTTCCGGCGCCACTACCGGCGCTGTTTTACGCGACGCCTTGGGATGCGGCGTGGGCGCCATATCAGGTGCAGGCATCGTCGAGCGATGCGCTGTTTCCGGGCGAGTGGACGTTCAGCTCGGATCAGGAATACGTGCCGCTGACGGACGGGAGCGTGGAGGCGAGCCTGATAATCACGGGCAAGCTGCCGGTGAACGAATTCACGAACACAGGAGCCGGCGCGCCGACGATTGGATCAGTGACGGTGAACGTGACGGGAGGGTCGCTCGCGGCGAACGAGACGCTGTATGTGGCGATTTGCGCGCTGGATTCGAACGGTCTGCCAACGCCTCCATCCAATATCGTGACGGTAGGGACGGGGCCGGCGGCAGGAGGATCGATCGCGCTGAACGGGATCGTCTGGCCGGCGGTGACGGGGATGGCGTCCTATGTGTTGTTCATCGGGACGCAGGACGACCTGATCTGCGCGCAAGCGACAGGGGCGCTGACAGCAGGGACTGGCGGGACGGTTTATACGCCGGGATCGATCACGTTCGGCGCGGCGGTGGCGAGATCGACATGGGCGCTGCCTTCGCCGTATGTGAGCAAGGTGCGGATCAAGGCGAAGCCCGGAATCAACCACGGGATAGCGGGCCTAGGGGTGGTTTCCGTCGCGACCGATACTATCGTATCGAACGCTCCGGGTGCGACGATCAGCTCTCCGGCAACGTGGGTGGGGCGCGCGATATCTGTGATCGGGCGACAGACGGGGGCGAGTCCGTATGCGAGCTACACGATCACGGCGTATAACTCGACCACGGGCGCGTTTACGGTGACGCCGGACCCATCGGGGACGGTGCTGGCGGGCGATGCGATTGTGGTGCGGAACATGGCGGACGCGCCAAACTCGGGCACCTGCACGAGCATCACGGACAGTGGGTATTGTAACTCGACGGAGAACGGCGGCGCGGGGTTGGAGCCGGGCGGATTGGTGGGTTGCCTGATCCGGGTGATTAAAGGGACGGGGCGCGGGACTCCACCGCGGCAGATCTTATCGACTACAACCAATTCGATCACCTGGGATCTTTCCATGCCAATGGACGAAACGTCCGTCTGGATTACCGAGGGTCCGGCGTGGCAGTTCTCGGGGGATAGCACGTCAATTGACAACGCTTCTCCGCTGACGGCGACGACGTTAACGATTCCGGCGAGCAACTATACGAATCAGCCGATGGTGATTGCCGGATTCACGGTGGATGTGAATGGGAACGAATCGCCAGACGGGGACGCGCCGATCCGGGAGGATTGGATCTTCGGGAACGCGGGATCGAACGCGACGCCTGGCGTAACGTTGCAGGTGGACGGGACGCTGGCAATTGGAAGTAATCAGTGCCCGATAGTGGCGCTGAGTGCGGCGCGGACGCCGATCAGCGTGGTGGCGTATACGCAGACGGGGCCGACGGGAGCAGGGCTGACGTGTAACATCAACGTCGGCGGGGCGCTGTGGATGAGTCTGACGATTCCGGCGGGAGCGGAATCGGTGGCGGCGACTTCGGCGCAGTTGACGGCAGCGGGAGCGATTGCGGCGAACCAGAATATCACGCTAGATATTACGGCGGTGGGAACGTCGGTGCCGGGCGCGGGGCTGTCGATCTTTATCTACGTGTAAGAAGACTCATGGCGGCAGTTTCCAAACTCGAACCACATCGAACAATGTATCTGCGCGGCTTTGACCGGCGCGGGGCGGCGGCGACATTACACGATGCGTCGGCAAGCGGGTTCACCGTGTCGGGCTGCTGGTCGGACCAAGCGGACTTCGCGGTGGCGGTGCTGTTCGATGCGGACGATGTGTATGGACACCTGTACACGTCGCGGTATCTGCCGGATTTTAGTTTGGCGGGAGTGACGCTGGATTTCGATTTGGCGTTGACGGGCTGTCAGAATCCGGTGAGCGCGAAGTATCCGAGCGTGCCGTGGAATGCTTTGGGGTATATTACGCGGTCGGTGACCGGCGGGGTGGTGACGGAAACTCAGAATACCGTTCCGCTGAACATCACGGAGACTTCGGGAGGCGTGGCGGCGAGTTGCACGTACACGGTGAACGGGACTCCGGTGGTTTATGACCGGGTTCAGTTGGTGTATTTGGGTAACGTGGTTTTCGATCACATCGTGACGGCCGGGGAAACGGCGAGCGACGTGGCGGCTTCGATAGTCTCGCAGATCAACTCCGGAACCGGGGCGCTGATGGCGATGGCGGGAATCGGGGCGTCGTTTACGGTGTACCTGCGCGGCGGCGCGGCGGAGGTGGATACCGCGGGAACGGCTGTCACGACTAACCTGTTTTCGGGTGGGGTGCAGAGCTTCGCGGGATTCTCGGCGGGGCCGGTAGTGATCGACGGGCAGCCGTACACGATTGCATCGGTGAATTCGTCCACTTCGTTGACGTTGACGGGATCGGCAGGGACACAGACGGGCGTGATGGCGTACTGTCCGGCGGTGGGGACGGACGGGAACAGCATCGAACTGCTGGAGATGCACAAGACCGGCACCTGCTATATCACGCCGAGTGGCGCATCGAAACTGACGGGCGGAGTAGATCCGACATCGGTTCACGTGCATCTGGATTTCTCGGCGCTTGGGCTGGCCAGCGTCCGGCAAATATGGCTGACATTCGCGCCGGCACTGCACTACGATTCGGGGACGGTGAATCCATCGCTGGTGGCTTACGTGGGCGGCGAATGGTCCGCAGTATTCAGTAATTGGACAGTGGGGGATTCCGGCGGCGTGACTCCTCTCAAACTCGCGGGGCCGGGATCGGTGACGATCACTTCCGGAGATTCGTGGGCTGTTCGCGCCGGGAGCGGGTGGGGGCAGGTATCCGGGTGGTACGTGAGCGGCTTCGCGTGGCAGAGTGCGCACGCGGGAGACACCGTGACGATCACTTACGCCTGCCAATACTCGCATAACCTGTACCTCGGGACGGCGGTGTCCACGGCGGGCGGGAGCTTCTCGGCGAAGGTGGATGGCGGGGCCGCGGCGACGGTGAGCGCTTACTCACTGCAATCCTCGGCGAGTCCGACCTCGGGACGGAGGCTGATCGCGTCGGGTGTGGCGGCGGGGACTCACACGGTGGTGTTGACCGTGGCGAGCGGGACGTGCGTATTCGACTTTCTTCAGGCGGCGGTGTTGAGCGATCCGGTAGCGCCTACGGTGAGCTATCCGGCGGTGAGTTGCGCGTGCGACTTCGACACCGGGCAGACGTATCAGATTTCGCCGGCACGGCTGCTGTGGATCTTAAGCCAGGCGGGGTTTGCCGGGGACATCGATTTCTATAGCGGGGTGTTTTTCGCTTTGAAGAGGGTTCGCAACGGCGGGCACTTCCGGCAGGCGACGATTACGCTCTCCGGGTCGATTGGCGGCTCGGACGTGGTGTGGGTGACGGTTGGCGGGGCGACTGGGCACGGTACGGCGATTAGCGGCGATACCTCGATGGGCGGCAATCCGACTGGCGGGAGCGCGCTCGGCGGGACGGTGTTCGGCGTGGCGGCGTTTCCGGCTGACACGGTGGGCACTTTCGCGCAACGGGTTGTGGACGGGATCAACGGGCTATTTGTGGGGATCTGCGCGGCTCCGGGTTCGACGGCCGGGCAACTGACGATCACGGTGTTGAGTCCGATCAACGGATTCAGTTTGGATGTGTCGGTGGCATCGGGATCGACGGTTGCTCTGGCAGTGGCGGGCGACGTGGGAGTTGGCGGGGCCGGCGGGAATGAGGGCACGTGGGGAGTAGATCCGACTCAGGCGGTACCGCTGAACCGGGCATTCCGGGATTACCTGACGGACTTCGCGGGGCAGGTGAAGGCGGCCGGGCATACGATGACGGTGGCGTTCTCTCAGGAGTTGCTTGCGCCTCCGGATTCCAACGATGCGACATCGGCGACGGTGACGTTCGGGTACTGGAATTACCTGGGGACTGGGTATGCTCACACGGTCACTGTGGGGGGCAATACGTACACGCACCTGCAACTCGCTACAGATGGATCGGGCGATATCGCGACGGCACTGGCGGGGCTGATTAACGCGGGGAACGGAGATCCGTACGCCGCGGCGACAGTGAGCGCGAACAATGTGGTTCTCACGCCGAGGGGCGCGGGGGATATCGCGTGCTCGGCGTCGGACGGGAATGGGCCGGGGACTCTGAAGTCCGGGGCATGGGCGCAACGGTTCGCGAACGGGGCATCGGTCCTGACGGCGACGGGGTTCGGATCGTGGGGCGCTGGGGTTGTGGAGGCGGTGAGCGGATCGGGTCCGCAGACGGTTACTCAGACCGGGCACGGGTACATCACGGGGAACACGGTGCATGTCGCGCAAGGATCGGACGGCGCGGTGTGGGCGGTGACGGTGACGGATGCGAACCGATACCAACTGAGCACGTTGGTATCGGGGACGGCATTCACTGTGGCGGCGGGCGCTACGGTGTTGATCGACCTTCAGACCTCGCAGTGCTGCTTTAATCCGGGGACGGTGACGGCGTACTTGCAGGCGTGCTACCTGGAGGCGGCGGGGATTCTCGCGGGTGTGGGGCTGGTTCCGTGGCTTCAGTTCGGTGAGGTCGGATGGTGGTTCTACGGGCGGGTGAACGGCCTGGCGATTGGGTATGCCAGCTACACGGCTCCGATATCGATAGGGACGAATACGGCTCACGGGCTGAGTTCGGGACAGGGCGTGATCGATTGCGGAGTGCAGGGGAACACGGCGGCGAACGGGGACTTCACGGCGACGGTTACCGATTCAACCCACTTCACGCTTGGCGGCTCCAATGGGAACGGAACGTACATAGGAGGCACTGGGACGGTGAGCGGCGGCGGGATGGCATATTATGACGCCTACACCGCGGCGGCGGCTCTGACGGCTCTGGGACGCGCGCTAGCGAACTTCTACACGCAGGATGACAATCCATCCGTGAACAGCTATGCGGATGCGAACTTTCTTAGGGGACTCGTTTATACGCACATGCACTCCATCGCGCAAGCGGTGAAGATGGCATACTCCGGCGCGAAGTGCGAGTGGTTGCTTCCGATGGATGTCAATAACCCGGCGGTCTACTGGAACGCGGGTTATCCGTATCCGCAGGGCGGACGGATGAATAACTACGTCAACATTCCGGCGCAGTATATGGGGCCGAACGGGGACAT